GTGTGGGTCACGCCAGGCAGCGGCACCAGTCTCAGCACGAAGGTCGTGTGAAACTTCTGGGTGCACTGCACCCCAGTATAGTGAACCCTTGCGAGGTACTGCCTTACCTGCACGTAGTTTCGCAACAGTCTTGCGAACTAGGGCTGAGGTTAGGGTCATACCTGAGGTTACGGTTGCAGTTGAAGTTGCGTTACCACCGTAGAATACGTTGGTGCCTGCACGTAGTGCAGTCTGTGCAACTTCGTCAATGCTGTCAGCCATATTGAATGCGATGATGTCTGCGATTGCAGGGTCAACATCAGCAAGGCTGAATAGTTGCAACTTGCGTGTTACAAGTGCAGCATTTCCGTACTCGTTTAGAGTTACGGTTACCTGTGAAGGTGTACCGATACCAACGGCATTTGGGTCAACCTGCTCAGATAGAGCGGTTGTTGCCTGTGATAAATCGGTGTAGATTTGTAGAACGACTGATGAGCCTGGCATTGCTTGCTGCGCTGGTCGCTTGTCAGCAACAGAGCGAAGCAATGGCTGAGAGCGTAGTGCGAACTCAACAAGGCGGTCATATGCCTTCTGTACAAGACCAGCAGCATTGGAAGGTGTGAACGTTCCAACGTTGCTTGTAGCAGAGTATTGACCACCACCAAGGCCACCATTTGTAGATTGTACGCCGCCTGAGAGGCCCGTATAAACTGACATTTAGTTTCCTTTTGTGATAGTAGTTATGAATTAACTACCGAAGATTAATTTTTCAATTTCTTCGGCAGATTCAGCCTGATTAAGACGTAACATCAAATCGTCATAACCAGCAGGTGAAACGGCATTAGTTGTAACTGCATCAATTTGACGTAGTGTAGCCAAATCCGCTTCTTGCTTTGGCTGACCTAACGTGATTCCAAAGTCCTCGGCATTATCTGCAAGCCAAGCATCAATGCCTTCTGCAGTAGACACATCATCTGGGATGTACTTAGCAATTGAGGGCCGAACGCCTTTGGATTCTAGAACGGACTTGACGACTGTTTTTCGTTGTTCCGTGCGTAGGGTAGTTAGTTCCGCTTCTAATTCTTTAGCGCGCTTTTCATTTACCCTTGCTGCTCTACGAAGTTTCTTGACTAAATCGGAATCAGAGTAACTGGTACCCTCATCCTCAAAGTCATTGTCATCGTCTAGCCATTCATTGTTGCTCATAGCAACCATCTCCCATTCTGTTTGTTGTTTAGTTCGCAGCGCACAATACAATCGGGGAATTTGCATTGGATGCTACTATCGGACTTTTACACTGGTGAGGCCGACCGATTCACCTAGGTTCTATATGAGGCCGCGTTGCGACCGTCTGCGAAGGCCTATGCCTTCTGTACCTGCACTGCCCATAAAGGCTGCCTGCTCTTGTTGAGCGAGCCGTGCTCGTTCTTCAGAACGCAATCCTTGGAACTGTTCTTTCTCTAGTTCCTGTTGGAATTGCCCACTTCGTATTGCTGCTGCTTCTTTAGTTGCAGGTGCCGCAGCACGATTGTAAATATCACTTAACTTCTCATATGTTGGTTGAGTTTGCCTAATGGCTTCAAAGCCAGTACGAGCCTGTTCACGAGTGACACCAAGATTTGCAAGTTCCTGTGCACGAATTGCAGATAGTCCACGAGTTGCAGCCTCTGCACCAACTTCAGCACCAGCAATCTTCTGCTTAAGAGTTTGCGCTCCTTCTCTACCAGATAGTAAAGCCTGAGCCAAATCAGCATCTGTTAGACCAGCACCAATCTTAAGAGTGTTTAGTTGCTCTCTTAAAGCAGGGTCTGCATTCTGAATACGGAAGTACACATTCTGTACTAGGTCAGCAACTTCTGATGCTGACTTACGATTAGAGATTAAATCTGCAAATTGGTCACGTGTGGCTAAAGCACCAAGATTAAATCGGTTAAGAATCTCAGCATAGGTATCTTCTGCCTGTAGGTATTCTGCTGGAGAATAAGCAGCAAGTCCTGCTGCAAGTCTACCTTCATTACCTTTAAAGCGAGTTTTATATGCTTCAGTCTGTGGTAGCAAAGCACTGATAGTTTCTGCAGTGTAGCCTTTGCTGATTGAATCTTCTACAAACTTAGTTAAGTCTGTTACGAATCTATCATCGCCAGGGCGATTGAAGTATTGCTTAAAGATATTAGAAAATATGGCTCTAGCATTAACTGCTTCGCGTGCTAAGCCTGCTTGATACTGAGCATCAAACAAATCACCTTCGTCACTGCCTGGAATCTTGTCAGGAGGAATCTTGTCAGGAGGAATCTTGTCAGGAGGAATCTTATCTGTTGGCTTAGTAGAAAGAATATCTTTCTTCTGAGTCTGTAATCCCTTAAGGGTATCTTCTGCTTTCTTAAGATTTGCCTGACGATTGGCTAATGCCTTAGGGCCAAGGCCTGGCTGGTTAGCAGCAGTTCTAATCTTATTACGCTCTGCTTTAGCAGCAGCAATTTGAGCATCAATGTCTGCAGTATCTGCTGCAACTTTTGTTGCTAAAGGTGTTGTTTGAACAGGAATAGGTGGAGCACCAGTAAATGACAAGCCTGAGTCTGGGTCATAGATGCCACCATCTGGTAACATTTCCATTACTGGAGTCCAAAACGGAAGTGCCATTCTTAACCTTCCCCAAACATATTATCGTACTTATCTAAGATATCTTCAATCGTAATATCAGTATCACGCTCTAGGGTTAACTGATAGTAAATCTCTTGCAACTGTGAGAAACTAATATTAGGTAGTGCTTGTTCTAGTTCATCTAAATTAACATTATTGAATGCAGCATTCCAAGATGGTCTTTTTCTAGCCTGTGCAATTGGTGCAGAATCAGAATAGAAAATATCTAGTTGGTCAGCATTCTCAAGGTTAACAGGCTTTTCTTTTAGTAAGCCAACAAGACCCATACCCCAACGACCTTTACCAGTCTTAGGGTCTTCTGTCCATACCCAATCAAATCTGGCTTTACTAGCATCTGTGCCATACTGAGCATATTCTTTAATTAATTCTGGCGTAATTTGTTTTGGCACTTTTATGCCAGGCACTACATCAGGATTTTTATATGCTTCTTTAACTTGATTAAAGTACTGACGTGATGGTTGATTAAGACCTTGACGTTCTTCTCTGCGTTCAGCAGGTGTCATATCAGCCGTAGCCACATCTCGTGTTGCTATTCTATTAAGAGCAGCCAAATCTTGAGCGGATGTACGCATACCAACAGCAGACTTAGCAGCATCTAGTCTTTGTTGAGCAGCGATAAACCTAGGGTCAGATTTAGCAGCCTTTGCTCCAGCAGCAGTTTCTGTCTTAAGTTCACGGCGTAGTGCAGTCACTTCATCTAGTGCTGCTTTACGCTCTGCTTCCTTTGACCAGTTAAAAGATTCAGTCATTACTATCCCATCAATCCAAAGTCTTGAAGAATTTTTGTAGCCAAACCACTGTATGTCTGTTGAGCATTTCTAGTCTGCTGCCAACGTGGGTCTTTCTTTAGGTTCTGCTCAAACTGAAATAGATTGATTGGCTTGTTCTGACCAGCATCATCCGTGTTAAGCAAAGCCTGTTGGATAGTTGTATCCATCACATCAATGTCAAATGGATTAAGTTCTAGCACGCTTGCATAGGCATTAATGTATGGAGATGCAATTTCTTGTAAGGTATCACCTGCAAGAATACGGTCTGCAAATGCAACATAACGACTAGCAGCAGTCTTACGAATGTCATCAATGTATTTCTCAGGGTCTTGACCCTTCATAATCTGATTGCCTGCACGCTGATACCAGGCATCTCCCATATTGACACCATAAGACTTAGCAGTACTTAGTAATTCCTCACGGCTACGTGTGGCTAGGCTGTCAGTCTCACCTTTAAACCGAGCACTAACATAACCACGTGCCCAAGACGCAACATCAAATTCGCCACTTGTTGTAGTTACAACTTTACCATTAACTACTTTGCTAACCGTTGTAACAGGGTTACGAGCAGCAGCAGCATTTAAGTCTCTAGTAAATTCATCTAGTTCTTGCTTGGTAGGATTGCGCTGCAGAAAAGCACGGAAGACTTCTGTTGCTGTATTCTTTGCTTGGCTTGGAGTAAACTGACGAACTGATGCAGTAGGAACATAACCACCAGCACCGCCTGATTTTCTATAATCTTGCAAAACTCCAAAATCAAAGTTAGGGCTTTTGATTGCTTGAAATGGAGTAGTATTATTTAATACTGCCCAGTCAACTGCTTCACGCCAAATAGATTCATACTGACGCTTTGTGTAGCCAGGGCCAATAGCCCGAATAATCTCATTGTATCCTTTAACATTATTAGTTGCTAAATACTTTTGAATTAGATTTTTGGCTTCATCAACAGGGAGAAAATCAGAAATTGTTTCTGCACCACGACCAGCACCAGCAGACTTGCTACTGCTTTTAATTTTAACTTTGCCACTGCCGCCAGTAGAACCGCCTGCACCGCCCATTTCTTCTGCTGTAGGAACATCTGAACTAGGCTTTGGCTGTGGTTCTGGCTTTGGCTTATCTTTATCTGTATCTCTGCCAACAATCATTTATTTCAACCTTATCTGAACTTTGTTAAGTTTGTCTCCAGCAAGATAACGCTCAAAGAATCCTCTAAACTCTGGGTGGTCTAATGAGATTCTACGTGCTGCTTCTTCATAGCGAAGCAATGTAAGTTCATCAGCCTGCTGTCTGCCAGATGCTGTTACTTCACTGGCAAGTTGTTCTCTAGCAACTGCCCATCTGCGAAGTCCTTGCCAAAGAGAACTTTGGCC